TAAATTACCATCTAATCCAAATTTCCAGGAATTATTTTCTCCTGTTTCGATATAGGCATTATCTCCGGATATAACCACATCACCGTTCTTGCCATAACCTGTTACATCTGCACCGCCGGCAATTAATACATCGCCTGGCATAGTTGCTGAATATAAAACACCTCCGCCATTGACGTATGGCGTCATTGCCGAACCGTCAACAGGTATCATAATAGCACTGTCTAAATATAGACTAAATGTATTAGCACTGAGTACTTGTGCGTAATATATGTTACCGTTTAATTCTGTAGTTGTAGTAATCTCTTCTAATCCAACACGGTCACCGTCTGTTAAATTATGATCAATGCTAGTAGTAACAACCACAGGATTGCTCAAGTCAATTGCAGTAATAGCAGTCGCATTATTGACGAAATCAGTATTTGAACTTTGAATCCACACAACTGCCTGTGCGCCAGGGCGAGCCTGTACAGCTATACTGCCATCACGACTGACGATAACATTCTGATAGTCGTCGCCTAGTATCAGGTCGTTAACTGTGGGATCTGCTGCTTCGATATGTATATGAGGTAAATCGCCAGGACCAACAGTTGGTCTAACTCTTAGACTACCAGTTGATATATTAAATTGAATACCGCCTATGCCCGTATGACTTATTTCCAATGCAGTACCATTTATATTAGAATCTAATGTGCTAGGAAGTATAATACTAGCAGCATCGCTTGATAAGGTTGCAGTTCCAGATGCACCAAAGTTGCCATCTATTAATCCAGCTCGTATAGTGATATCACCTGCTGTGGTACTAGTTGATACGGTACCGCCACCGCCAACGGATCCACCTGTTTGAAAAGTATAGCTAGTATTAAAATTGAAGTGCCCTTGACTGATGTCAATTCTTATAAGATACACGCCATCATATACCGCTGCATAAGTGACATTGCGTGTTCCGGTAATTCCATCGCCTGAAACAGTCCACCCTGCTTGGACTCGTGTAATATCAGGATACGTTGTTAAGTCTGCGTACAATTCATTGTTACTTAACGAATTACTATTATTAGCAGTTTCGGATCCTACATAAAAGTAGTCACTAAAGTTTGTAGAATCAACAGGTATGGTAAGTGCAGAATCTGTATACAAATATGCACTAGTAGCATCGTTGAAATCGATAAAATAGCTATTACCATTTAACTCAGTAGTAGTTATAATTCCGTCAATATAAATCCAATCACCTGGACTGGTTACATCCCAAATATTACCATCGACTGTAATTAAACAATTACTGTCTTTTGAGATGTCAGTTATATTAAATGTAGTTACAACACCGTCTTGACCTTGAACAGCACCAGGCACAGTTAAGTTACTGTTATCTCCACGGAACTTCCAAAGACCTCCAGCAGTCTGTATATTAAAATCATTACCTAACGCGGCGCCAATCATTGTTCCGTTGAATGCTGGACTTGTACTAGTGTTATCCCAGCCAATGAATCCTCCACCTGGTAATTCTGTATAACCATTTGCGCCAAGTGACCAAGTTTTACCATTAGTAACTAAGGTAATATCGGCGTCGGTACTTGATGACATTTCACTATTAGTGAATACAATATCACCGGTATTGGCATTACCGCCACTATTAGCATATAAATCGACAAAGTTAGCATCAATTCGATCCATTGCATCGTTAAGTTTGGTAAACGCTGTTCGTAATGGATCTCCTTTATGATCGTCAGGATTCGATCCGACATTAACGAGATCGTTTGGTTGATTGATGTTTATAATTTGTCTAGTCATTACATTCTCCCCACTGCTACTTGAATAACTCCGGCTTCACCGTAGTCTTTATCTTCGATTGCTTTACCAATAATAGCACCAAGTGTAGGAGATAATGCTTTGACAGCATATCCTGGTGTGGCACTTGTTGTTAGCATATCACCCTTTTTAACTCTTCCAATTACCTTACATGGCACACGACCAGCTAGTGCCAAACAAACTTTAATACCTGTTTGTTCTTGATTCATTACATAAGCTGGATTAGTTGTAACAACACCGGCTAATCTTGTATCATTCATTGCGACAGTTGTAGTAACTTCTTTATCGCCGCCGAACACTAAGACTGTGCCTGGTTCATAATCCGCATCACCTTCGTAGTATTCTGCCAAGTCAGCGTAGGTAGCAGTTAATCTACTTGAACCTGCCAACGACCAGTAACCACTAATAGTACCAGTAGTTGAATTTGAACCAGCGTCAATTTGTCTTGTTAATAATTTAACATTATTTGTTGCCAGATCCAACTGTGAACTTGCTGCCATAGTCCATTGACCTGTCAATGTACCTGCTGTGCTAGCACTACCTGTAGTAACTGTAGTTGTAGTTAATGTTCCAGTTACAGTTGTGTTACCGCCTACACTCAGTGTATTACTACCGGAAATACTAAGAGTTCCATTAATTGTAGTATTACCTGTAATTCCAGTAGTACCTGTAATATTTGCACCACCTGCACTAACAGTAAATCCGCCAGCAGTTACAGTAATTCCATTTGAAACTGTTGCAGAACCAGTTACACTAGTTGTTGTAGAAGCTGCTACAACAGGACCGCTTGTTGTATTTGCTACACTGATAGCAGCAACACCATTTGGTGTATAAAGATTAGTTGCAGTACTGCTAGTTAAATCGACAATGGTGTAAGTTCCGATTTTGTAGCTAGTGTTTGCAACAATAGATCCGCCACTGTCTGCACGTATAATGCTATTTGCACCACCTGTTTGGCTTACAGAAATAATACTGTAACTGTTTGAACCTGTTCCAAGACTTGCATTGTAATTAACAATCATAGCACCAATTGGAATGCTGCTGCCTGAACTAAAGTTAGCATTTTTAATACCATCACCAAAGCTAACAATTTGTCCAGAACTATATGTTGTTACATTTCCAGTTGCACCTGATTTATTACCTAAGAATGCATCGTCGCCAATTTGTCTTATTTTAGTAAGAGCAACACCGTCACTGGTACTAGTAGATGTTTTTAAATCAATCCAACCAAATGTTGAAGTGAATACAGCACTGTTAAATCTTGACAGTCCTAATAGACTCTGTGTCAATGATCCTGGTGCTGAGGCAAATGTATCAGCAGCCTGTAATGCTAACTTGCTCTGTGCTATCTGAGCATTATTAGCTATCATCGTGTTGAAAATCTTCTGACTCTGGATCGTAGTAGTTATTACACCAGATGCATAAGTTAGATTAATATCGCCTGTTGGTAATGCAATATTACGCCATACACCGGATGCAGTTATTGTTCCACCACTGACATATGATGCAATAGTAGCATTTGCGTAAGTTACACTAGTGCTTGTTACAAAAGTAATAACAGATCCTGCTGTGTTGAATCCAATTGGATTAATACCTGTAACTACAATTGTTTGCCCTGGAGTAAACGGAATGTTAGTTTGTTCTATAAATGTTAAGGTTACGGTTGAACCATTACCAGTTGCGCTGCTAACTGAAATAGTTTTAGTTATACTGGAATCCCAGATTAAACTATTACCGTCTATAGGACTAGTAATTGAAGCATCTACCTGTTTTGATATGGCATTTATCAATCCTGTAAGTTTATCTACATAGTACTTACTGACAGCATCTGTTGTATTTGATGGACTTAGCGGTAATCCTGTTACTGCTTGGCCATTCATGTTCAATGCTGATTTCATTGACAACGAACCATCGAGTGGAAGGAATCCTGGACCGATTACACTAGTAACTGGAGTAATACTTCCACCATGCGTAATTCCTAATCGATTATCAATGTATGCACGAACTGCAGACTGAGTAGGAACTTGATCTGTAGCATTATCGGTAAATGTTGAGTCTGTTGAGAATTCACTAACTACTACGCCTCGTTTAAATCCTAAACCATCCAAGTTACTTAATGCAATGCTTGCACTAAATGTTACAGTTCCAGTACCTTGGTCAACACTAAAGAATTTACCAACACGGAATATACCATTTTGGTCAGTAGTAACATAGAATACACGACCAACGCCTTCTTCTCTAACTTCTTTTTCTTGGAATGGACCAATCGCTGGGTTACCATAAATTTGATATGGATAATTTGTAGTTACATAACCGCCAGTACCGATGGCCAAGAAGTCATGTCCTGATGCACGACAAGTACTGATCTGCTGTGTAATCTGTGCAGCAGCACTTGCTGGATAACCAATTTTTAGTGCTGCACTAGTACTTGTACTAAATGATCTACTGATACCTAAACTATTACTTGTAGCACTAGTTGCTTCTACATTCATGTAAGTAGCAGAGCCTCCAGTAATCCATGCAACTGGTGTAACAGTTGTTGTACTTCCGCCGTAAGCCCCTGGATTACTAGTTCCAAGATTTAATTGTATAGAAGTTACTGTACTACCGATACACAGCCATGTACCATTAATACTAGCATTAGCATTCCCACTAATTGTAAAGTAATTGCCTACAGTCGGTGCTACTGATTGCGTTGTAAAACTAAGTGTTAACAAGTATGATGTTGCATATACTCCAGTACCCAGTGCCGGTCCAGTGTTTCCAGTTACAGTAATGTCACTGCCCGAAGTAAACGAACCCGGATCACTTGCATAGACTAGTGTAACATGTGTAGTATCGCTGGCAACTGCATAGTAAGTTCCGTTGAAATTTGTATTGTTAGCACCTGTTACGGTATAATAAATGTTAAGAGTAGGTGCCACGCTCTGGCTAGGCATCGCTAATCTAACATAATAAACACTACCGGTTAACGTACTCGAAGTTAAACTGCTAACCGTTGTTCCTAAGTAATGTGCAAATACTGCTGGATCATAGTTGTAGAACAAAATTGCAGTAGTAGTCGTGGAACTAATAACAGGATAAAATCCATTGTATAAAGGATTAGTGTTACCATATACTTTATACCAAGTACCTGCAGTAGGTGCAGTTGTTGCACCAAACGTAGTTGTTACTGCGTAACCAGTATAAGTTGTTGTTCCAATTACATAGGTTGTCGAAGCCGTATATGTTAGTGTCGTTGGCGTTCCTGCTGTGGTTGTTATAGCAGTTCCGCCTCTTGTAGCCGATAGTGTAAATGTCGTACTACCATTGGTTGTAATAATATAGTACGTTGATGGATTTGTATATCCAGTAATACTACCTTGTGCTCCACCTGCAGGTGCTGTTCCGCTAAGAGTAAGTGTTTGACCAACGAACAATGTTGTAGATGCACAACTGAAAGTCCCTCCCGTACCTGTTATAGCAACAGTACTTAATGTAAATGTTCCTATTGGTGTAATAGTACTATTAGTCAAAGTAATTTGACTACCTGTTGTATATGATCCAGGGTCTGTATTATATACTACACTTAGTTGTGTAGTATTACTCCCAGGTAAAATTGTTTGAACCTGTGTACTAGTGTTAGAGAATGATACAGTAAAAGTTGCATCGCCATAACTAGGAGTAAATGTTCCTCCACCTACAATCCCATATCCTGGACTTTTTAGTTGTACCGATGCAATACTTCCGTCGTTAGCAACAGTACAAACTGCAATAGGTGCAACACTAACTGTACCGTAAGCTGTAAATGTTAAAGTAGGAGTAGTTGTATAACCACTTCCTGCATAATAAACTTGAACATCTAACGCAGTAGACGCTAGTGCGGCATTAACTGTAAATCCGGAAGGAATCCATGCAGCAGGGCTTACTGTAAATGTTGTCGAAGTTGGAACACTCTGTACAATACAGATACTTGGAATATAAAATTCCTGTGTCGATCCATAGGTTACTACACCACCGCTAGTATAAGTTCCTTGTGTAGTGGCTAACCACGATACACTTGAAGTTGTACAGGCAGATACTGTCTTATTAGTTACGTTAAATGAACCACTTCCGCCAGTTAGCGTAAATGTAATTCCTGAAACGGTAATTGGATAACCTACAGTAAATGGTGCATACGTTTGTGTGGCAAATGTTAAGGTTACAGTAGTTCCGTTACCGCTTATGCCAGTTACAGTTAATGATGGCGCTGTTAATAATTCTCCTGCACCAATTTTACTAGTATCTGCAACAGTGATAGTTGTTGTCGAGGTCAAGCCATTAAGCTGATGCCAGCCATTGAATGCTGTGTTTGCTTGATTTTGAATGTAATACCAGTTATCGACAATCGGTATATTTACAGGGTCGTAAGCTGCATCATACGTGACAAACGTTGTAGTTGCTGCTGCACCTGCTATAAAAGTAACAGAACTGCTAGTGATTGTCTGAGTTAAATTACTGCTTAAAGTAATAGTTGTTCCGGATATACCAAGAACTGTTGTTGAACTTGCAATGCCTGTGCCTGTTACTGATGCAGAAGTAGTAATTCCTAATGAACTTGCTACTATAATTGTATTTGCATTGATCGATCCTGTTGCGGTTGTAGTTGTACTATTACTTGATTTTTTACTAACGTATGTTAATGCATTAATGCTAGCACCGTACCCTGCAATGTTAACAACAGAGTTGGGATCAATACTCAAGTAGCTGTTAGTAGCTAGACCAAAAGTTATTGTGCCGCTAGCAGCAGGAGAACTATTATACAGCCCACTTAGTACAACAAACCCTGAGCTTACGGCATTTACTTTTGTTAGACTTGTGCTTACTACAGTAATGTTCTGACTTGCTAGATATCCGTTTCCTCTAACAATGTCCCTGACATTAATTGTGCCTGGTATGCTATCAACGTTGATTATATAATAGCTTGCAATAGATCCGCCAGTTGCAGTTCCTGTAGTTGCATTTGCATAACTGACTGTAGTAATTTGACAATCAGTTACAGTAAAACTGCCATTAAACCCACTTACGCTTAATCCACTAACTGTAATTGTTTGACCAATTGCAAACAACTTAACACCTAAGCTATTAGTAAATGATAGAGTTGCTACACCATCTGCACCTTGTACTGATACACTTGTAATGGTTCTTGCTGCTCCACTACTATACGATTGAGATACGCTAAACACACCGGTAGTTGTTAAATTTTGTGCGTTATAGTTTAATACACGATGTGTTCTACCGTTGTATGAAAAAACATAAATTCCGCTATTTAAAAAGTTAATAGCACTGCTAGAGGATAACGGTACCACTGCAATTTTACTATCGCCTGGCACAGCGCCTTGTGTAGTTGCACTAGTAGGTCCAACCATACCGCCTGATGCATAAGTGTCTGTTACTGCACTAGTAAATGATACACTATAAGCAGTAGGAGCAGGACTTGCTATTACGGTATATGTGCCGTTGAATGTTGTTGGATTACAGTTAACAATTTTAATTACTGGTGTAATTGTTACTGTAGTATTAACAGTGTTCGTATTAGCCGCTGACAATGTCAACACAGATCCGGATATGGCAGTAACAGTAGCATTAGAACCAATGTCACTGCCTGTTACTTTATATCCAACGCTTATGCCCGAAAGCGAACTGACAGTAATAGTATATGCACCACTAGTACCAGTTGCACTAGTTGTTACAATTGCAAATGGTGTTGTGCTTTGTTTTGTAAAAGTAGCTGTTACAGATACTCCATTTCCAATTATACCAGTTAGATAAAATACATTACCATATTGCGGATCTAATTGGCTTAGATTAGAAGTATCTGTTGTAGATGTAAAATAATTATAAGACGATGCAGTATTGAGTATCGAAACGCCTGGTGTTAATTGTAAATTTTCTCCAGTAGATTCTGCCAATCCATAACTTAATACACGATAAACAGTGTTTAAGTCGTTTTGAAATTGAACAGCAGTACTTGGTCGAACTGGCTTGACATTAGTAATTCCTGTGAATTTAATGTTTTGTAAAGTTCTGATAATGACCATTTGACCATCATACAAACTATGTGCCAGTCCGGTTGTACTAGTGCTGCCTGTTCCGGCAGTGCTAATACTTAATTCTAATACATTTTGTCCATTGATTTGAACAGTAGTGTGTGCTACAGTTCCAATAAGATATCGTGCAACTAGTCCGCCATCTAAAGTGTGATCAATTTCTACTTCACTAATGTTTGCCGGAATATATTCGTAGTTGATGATATAAAATTTTAAACTTTCTGACGAACTTAGTGTAGTACTTAAACCGGTGTTTAAATATTTTCCTTGTTTGTAGATTTGCGCATTCTGAGTCATGTTATTGGCTAGGAATACTTGATCAGGTAATTCGGTTACATCTGATCCACTAGCACGTAATCCATAATTTCCATGAGCATTTGATCCAGCTACAGAACGAATCTGTCCGCCATTGTTGGCCCAGTAGTGAGTATGACAATAATAACTGAATGTAGAAACTTGTTCTGACAAACCACTATTTGTACAGAAGATAGCATAGCCTAAGTCGTTAATCATCGCAAAGTCGTTAGCAAGCATAGACTTGTTACCGCCCATTTCGATGTTAATGTTTAGATTTGCACCTCGATTAATGAAACTGGTAGTACTAGAACCAATTGTAGAAACTGCAGCAAACACAGCAACTTTAGCAGCATCATAAGTTGAATTGCCACTAGATGCAGTGGTGTCAACTCTTCCTCCAGTAAATCCACTAAACAGACCTAGAATACTGCCGTCAATCTTTGTCATTAATCCACTTAGTGTGGTAACTTCTGTTCCTGTTGCTGTAGTTAATGATGTATTTTGTGATAAATTATTACCGCTAGACTTGACAACAGGTGTGTTTACAATCACCTGTTGCATTACAGTATTCAAATGACTAAGCATTGCTTGAATATAAATTTCTTGTCCAGGGTATTGTGTAATTTCTGCAGTAGCAGTCATCGAACCTGTTGCAGCACTAGGTGGAGTATATGTAACACCGCTAACTGTAGTACTGATTTGAATTGTACTGCTGCCTATTGACGTAATGTAATATTGTGTGCTATTCGAAATACCACCAAAACTTGTACCAGAGAAATTAATCGGAGCATTAACAGCCAAATATGTTGTAGTGCTCACTGCTATGTTACCACTACCGTCAATATCGGTAGCAGTTAAATTTACAGGACGGTAAAATGACTGTACAAAGTCGTACGTCTGACTAGTTCCGCCGTACATGATATCATAACATAATGCATCAACCAAATAACCGATGTTAGTTTGGTATACAACAGAATCGTAATTAGGAATATTTTTAACTAAGGATACAATTCCGTTAATAATAGGTTGACTATTCAGCCATGAAGTACCTTCTTGCTGTAGAAATGCTCTATTAGCTTGTAATATATTTTTTGCATATACTGATCCTGCAACTGTGCTGCTTAGTGTAGGATATGTTATAGCAGGAGCAGAAGCAGTTCCTTGATCTAAAATTGTTGTAACTATACTAAAATTATTTAGAATAGCTGTCTGTGTAGCTGCATCGGAGGTATAATCAGTGGTTAATCCTGCTGCATAATTTAAACCAGCTAGACATTGTGTTTTTAATGAACCAGTTACTAGAGCGTCGGATTTATTTTGAAATTGACGACCAGCTGCAACAGATTGATAATTTGAACCAATAACTAAATCGTACATTACTGCTTTAGTTGTATATTGTGTATCTCTACTGCTCTTTGCATTGTCGTAGAAGCTTTGAATATTATATGGAGTAGATACATCTAATACTAAGACTGCAGTCGCAGTTGTAGGATCCCAAGTTAATATGTCATCAACTTGATAACGATTTCCCTGCACATAATAAGCACATGGTACTTGTGGTTTACGTATATCTAGTCCACTACTTTGACCAAGTACAATAGTTCCGGATGGTTGAGCAGTTGCCTTACCAGAAATTGTCAGTGTATAGTTACCTTGAGAATCAGGTGTTCCTACATTTGTTACAGTTTGACTTCCGTTGAATCCTATACCATTTATGGCCATACCGTTAGTAATTGTGCCATCAACGGCGTTTACTACCATAGTGGTGCTAGTAAATCCGCCACTTACATAACTCGATCTAGCACTACGTGATCCTTGTACAGTTATATAAAGACCTTTACCCGATGTAAATGCCACAGGAACTTGGAATCCTGCACCAGTCCCGCCGATATCGGAGTTGCTACAACTTACAATATCGCCTACAGTATAACCGGTGCCTGCCCCAGCAATATTAACCGCCACAACAGCAACCTTACCGTTTATCACAGTAATATCTGCAGTAGCACCCGATCCTGTTCCGCCAGTTAACGGAACACTAGTGTAAGTTGATGTTCCGGATGTAGGTGTATAACCACTACCGCCGGCAAGACTTCCAGTGTTGAATCCTGTTATCGCGTTATAAGAAATTGCTGTAATTGTACCATTCAGTCGTCCTGCAAAACCGTCGACAAACTGGCCACCTGCAAATGTCTGTGCATTAATGCTTTGACTAAAACTAGTACAAACTTGACCGTATGGCGATTTTGTTTTAATTTGACCAGTTGGATCTAGTACCATTGCAAAACCGCCATGGCCTTGGAATGTCATGTTACTTACGCGATTTTGATCGTTAGTTAAGAACACATCGATATTTCTATTATTTTTAGCTGTACTGGAAATATCTAACGGATTTGTTAAGTAGTGGTGACCGTAGTTAATAGAATCATATAAATGCCAGTTACCAACAGTACCGCCCGCTATGTATGCGGTTGTTGTAGTTGTACTGAATTTTACACTGGTTACAGTACATTCTGTTACAATGTATGTGCCATTATATCCTGTTGGATTAACATCGGCAATTGTAATAGTTTGATTAACACTAAATGGAATATTTGCCTGCGTAGCAAATGTCACAATAGCTGTAGTACCAGACGGATTTGTTATTCCGGTAATTGTTAAAGAATATAACGGACTAGTAATTTCTGTAGAATTGAACGGATAAATTACTGTACAATTCATAACATTGTTACTTACAGTATTAATAATAGCTTTACCAGGATTTGGAACACGCAAGGTCATAGTTCCGGTAGCCGCAGATAACGCTAATGCATCGCCATTAACAGTTTCACTAATTGTAATATTGCTAGTTAGTGATGTGTTAGAAACCTTAATAATATAATAAGTTTTGCCTGCAACTATCCCGCCAAATGTTGTTCCACTAAAGACAACTGTTTTGCCAGTATTTAGACCAAGATTGCTTGCAACATTAATAGTATTATCTAAATTAGTTGCGGTTGCCGTAGTTGATACTACATAATTGTCTTGAATTATCTTCCCAATATATGAGCTAGGTGCAACTCCACTAGCCAGCGTTGCAGTTATTGATCCGCTAGTGCCACTTAGTGTGATGTTAGTCTGCGGAGCATTATCTGTGCCTTCGTTAATTTTACCAATTTGCATGCCATCGATGACTGCATCGCGATAGAAGAATGTAGTTCTCCATGGACTTTGACTAATTCTATCAATAGGACGAACAATTGTTCTACGGAATTCATCTCCTCTTACACTGACATTTGGAGGAATTCGTATTGGATAATCTTCGTAATAGATACCTGCTTCGACAAAAATTACAATGTTTAACGCCTGCACAGTTTCGCCGAACTCTAGTTGTTCTCCTACTTGGAATAAGTAGGGTTTGGTCAACTTGACTTGAAGAATGTCTAACGATGTATTACCACCAGTTAATGCAGATACTACACCAGGTGTATAATTTGTAATGATACCATACGAACTGCTAGTTGTTCCTACTAAGATCTTTCCAGGTAGAATATGATTATTACCACCGTTATACGTTCCAGTACTTGGTGTATATGTTCCTGGATATCCTTGATCTGCATATCCTTGCCCACCGTTGTTTATACTAATAGTCCATACTGCACTACCGTATGTTGGCGTAGGTGCTGCTGAAATACCATTTTTAATAATACTTAAAATGATATTCATAGCTGAAGTAAAATCTGCAATAGCAGCAGCGGATGCAGATAATCCGTTATCGGTAACTTGAGATGCTAATGATTGATATCTACTTCCAGTGGTTTGATTTAAAACTTGTATAGCAAGGTCTCGGGTAAATTCGATAGCATCGATAGTTTCTTTAGCCTGACTAGTAATCGCTAACAATGCACTGGCACTTCTGTAATAACTTTTACCTGCTTGTACACTTTGACCATTTCCATTTGTATAGATATCGATAGCTGCTGCTGTGACGATAAGTCCGACATCTCTGAAGCACAGGGATTCATTATAGTTAAATCCACCAGTATATGTTACTGCTAGATAGTTAATAGTATCAGTAGATAGGGTTGCAGCATTGGAAATTAGTTCTGCTCTAACGCCCTGTTGTTGTGTAGTTCCTGCAGGATCGGGTGTAACTACAGATGTATAAGTGCCATTTTCTGCTGTTCCTAAAACTGTAATATAGTTATTAGATATAGTAGATTCTAGAGTACTACCTAAGGTATTGCTACCTCCTGGATTGTACTGTGTTAATGTTGTTCCGGCAGGCGCACTTATGGCAATTTTTTTAGCAGTAGAGATAGCCCATGTGCCTAATTGGCCTATGACATTTTGTGTCATCACATCAATAGATTCGCTACCTGCTAGAGCATACCATTTAGCACCTATTGCAATGCTGGCAGTGTTCCCACCATAAACACTGTCATAGGTTGCTGCTTCTAAACTGTATCTTAGATAGTTAACATACGTAGTCTGGTCATCGTAGAAAGTATATGCACCGTTGGCATTTAAAATATAATTTGTAGCAGCATCGACTAGGAAGTCGAAGTTAGCTATCATAATATCAACTGCTGTAACATTACCGGCAGTCAGTCCTGCTAAAGTTAAGTCATATGTTGGCGTAGATCTATAAGCAGAACCGAACGATAGTAGATCTATTGCAGTTTGGAATAAATTTTGAACTGTAGTTAAATCGTTACCATCGGTGATTGTAGGAAAATACTGCGCACCGGAACCGAGTATATAACTTACAGATCCAGCTGATAGAGTAGTCTTTTCCGATAAGATTGCAGATCTTACACCTTCTAAATGACCTACAGTACCAGTCATTGAACCGGAGTCGCTACTCAGCGTAGCTTCTGTACTACTGCCTTGATTTGCAGTAACTTTAATTCTGTTTGCACTTCCGATACTTAAGATATAATAGGTATAGTTAGCAACAATACCACCAAAGCTAGTACCGGTGAACGTTATTGGCTGTCCTGCTGACAGAACGCTATTATCATTAACTGTAATATAATTTGTGCCAATTTGTGTTGCTGTGGCTGTAACTGTGACTTCTGAGATAGTAGGAGTAACTGCTGCAACTGTTGTATAATATTCGATTATTGATTGAATGTAACCAAAATTTTGATTGATACTTGAAATAGTCGTTGAACCACCAGTCAATGTGATATTTTGATATTGTATTACACTAAATTGATAAGTTGGTTGTACACTGATATTCTGTACAATATTCACGGCCAGCGTGTTTAAATAGTCATAAGCAGCTAATGTAGCGTTTAATTCGCTAGCAGCAATATTTCTATTGTGTGCTGCCATAGTTCCTGTGGCAGAACTTAGATTTACAATAGTTCCATTTGATGTATCAGCTATGATAAATGTATAGCCATCGACAATTGATTTTATATAATAAGTTTTTCCAGCTACAATTCCGCCAAATGTTGTTCCGGTGAATACCACCGGATCGTTTAGAGCAAAACTTGATGTACTACTAATAGTAATGCGATCAGTAGCACCATCTGTGGCAGTCACTGAGTACTGTGTTCCCTGCCAGTATTTTTGTGCTGCAAAAATACTCTTAGTGTTTCCGCCATACATAAAATCATAAATTACTGACCATACAATGTACTCGATATCACGCTTACAAGTAGCCTTGCTATAAACTAGACCAGGATAATTTGCTGCTAAAAACGCAGTAACTTCATCCTGCATAAACAGAATGTTGTTTAATAATAATGTTTTAGCAGAAACTTTGCCTGTTGTAGTAAGACCAGTAACTTCCGGAAATGTAGGTGTTGATACACTACCGCCGCTGATGACGTTAATAATTAAATCAATGTTGTCTGTGATAGATGTAGTTGCAGTAGGGCTTGCCGATACAGCAGGTATTGCTAATATCTCTGCTTTTAACACTGCTAACACGCTATAACTAGCAGTAGCAAATTCTTCTGCATTTAGATTAATGTTAGAAGAACTATAAGATAATGCTACTTGTGTGCTTTGAAAATTAGATAGATAGATCAAGTCATAGCAAAGTCCTTCTATCAATGTATCTAGATAGCTAACTAATGCAGCTTGTTCTTCACTAGTGAATGACCATCCATTTACTTGATTCAGTGTATATGTAACTGCATCAATAACCTGTGCTAAATTATTTTTATTAGTTTGTGCTAGCAATGCTGTGGCTGCAGTTGTAGTATTAAAAGACGATTTCAGGACTAAGTCTTCACCAACAGCATTAATAATACTTGTAAGATATGTTTGATAAGTGTTAGTATCAAAACTAAATGTGTTTACGTATTTGTTATTGATATAGGCAATAGTTTCATTTTGTAAAAAATTAACGTTGCGTAACAATAAGTTATAGGCATCCGGATAACCAGGTGTTGCAGTGTTACCACCAGTTGCGGTAACACTTTGAATGGTCGAAAAATATTCGTCAGCACCTGCACTATTATAGGAAATTCTCTGTCTATATGGGCCTGGTTCTGTTTGGGCAACATTTTCTAACGCTTCTGCCGCTAATGCTGCTGCACCGATGGTCTTATAAGCATACTGCCAGTAACGACCTTCTTTTCCAGAAGGACTGTTTAATTGTAAATCGTCTCCTGTAGTAGTGGAAACATATAAGTTAATACCACTACTGAATACTTGATTGTCTACATAATATTTTGTAGCAGCTTGACGATTTGTAGAATCAGTTGGGCCAATGCCTGCTAATGGATAAGGATTGTCATTTAATACTAAAGGACCTGTCATCTTATCACCGTCTCTGCGAATTGCATGTTTACGTTGAATAGCTTCGGTACCTACATAGTTTCCGTATAATGTAGAATCGTAATCGGGATCGCTAGTTTGTGGAGTTGCTGGTTCGTCTCTCACGCGAAGCACATCTGTAACTTGTCTATAGGTTTGATTATTAACAGTAGTAGTTGTTAAGCCAACAAAGTTATCTTGTACATACTTTACACTAGTTGCCATGCTGCCAATAGTAACAGGCGGATTAATGTTATATAAACTATTAAACTCTACCAGTTTAGTTGCCCATGTACTTGGATCAGGTAAGTTGGCAATAATCTGTTGCCCTGCGTTCATGCTAGCAGTTAGCGTAGGCTTCTGGTCGTTTGATATTAATGACTCACCTGTACTAAAAATAATTTTAGTATTATCAGTAGTATCAATAGTTAAGTTTGGGCTAACTGATAGCAATGTTCTTGCAGTTAAACTAGCACCATTAGTACTGGACATAATAACTTGACTATTGCCATAAGTAGCAGGACCGTCTGCTAGATCAGTTAATCCAATTTTACCACCTAGTCCGAATGCTGCATACAGTGTAGTAAAGTTTTCGTTAACTTTTCTAAAAGATTCGCGAATGCTGTCGCCGGTACCGTCGTTACCTTGAATACCAATATCGATAATTTGTTGTGTCATTTTATACTCCGAAACTTGACCCGCATCCGCAGGTAGTTGTTGCATTAGGATTTTTAATAGTGAATTGGCTACCAGTTAGATCGTCAATATAATCTACTGTAGCTCCTTGGAGGTATTGAGCACTCATAGTGTCAATAAGAACATGTACTCCGTTGTCTTCGATGTCCCAGTCATCTTCTTCTTTAACGTCGTCTAAGGTAAAACCATAACTAAAACCACTACAGCCTCCGCCTTGAACAAACATGCGTAGCTTTAAATCTGGGTTATTTTCTTCTGATAAGATACTTTTTATTTTTTCAGAAGCAGTTTGAGTAACTGTAATCACATTTTTCCTCTTGATTGAATATTTATCAAAACATTTTTATAATCCGAATGTAAATAATTTTATGTTTTTAAGAACAGAATATATGGTTACGCACTATCAACGCCCTAGTAAATTGGGGCAGACACACGCATATTCGCGAAGAAAGACTGTGGCTATGTTTAGATGTGATAGCTGTGGTACGGAATTTACAAGAGAAAAGGGATCAATGGATCCAAAACGATGGAATAACAATTTCTATCATGTATGTACAAATTGTGATGTAAAACGCTTTGCCCAGGAAAAAGCAGTTGAAAGTCGAAATCTGTGGGATATGCCTGTCAGCAGTTTGAAGAATATTGGAGAACTATAATCTTGCGTTAATAATAGACCAGTCTATAATCTTCCATTGATTAGCCAAATATGCTTTTTTGTCTGCTTGATAATCTAGGGCAAATGCATGTTCCCACCAATCTATTAACAATACAATATCGTTCTTTATTTCGTGATTCTTGATAGTTTTGATTTGTCCGCTTCGAGAAAGATAGACCCAGCCACTACCCTGTATACCCATGGCAGTTTTTTCAAATTCTTCTTTAAACTTATCCCAATTTTTAAAGTG